GACAGGTACGCTCTACTCTGATATGAAGATAGGTGATATTGCTCCAAAAAATCTTAAGGTAGCTCAAATGGTTTTGAAGAAACTTCAGAAACATGATATATTCGTATTTTCTTGCGAAGAATGGGGCGGAATGTCATTATTAGACGTTCGTAATCATTGTAAGGAAATTGAGCGAAAGTACGGAAAAATTGGATGTATAATTATAGACTATTTAGAGTTGCTTGAGGTAGGTGATGGTATTCGTTATTCTCCAGGCGATGAACGTCATCGTCAGCAGAAACTTGCTAAGGGTATGAAAACATTAGCGATGGAGTTTAATACAGTGGTTCATACGGCAACCCAAGCTAACGATATTTCTCCAGAAGAACGAAATGATCCTGAATTTGTTATTACTCGAAGTAATCTTAATGAAGATAGAGGTAAGACACGCCCATTCGACTACCTATTCACGCTGAATAATACGATAGATGAGCGCAAGGAGGGATTTATGCGTATTTATGTTGATAAAGCGAGAGAGCATCAGGGTGACCAAATAATACACATTTGCAACAACTTTGCCCGTAGTAGATTTTATGATAGGAAGAGAACGCTTGAAATGGCTGATACTTGGGATGAAGAAAATGATTAAAAAGTTTTTATGTCTTATATTAGGGCATAAAAAAGTGAGGGTTAATTACGTTAATAAAATGGTTGTGAGAATTAATCGTAAAGGAGGAAAGCGAAGAAATGTTGGCGGAAAGACCTTTAAAACGAGGCATACTCGCATTTATTGTTCACGTTGCGGAAAGAAAATAAAATGAAGAATTTAACAATATCTGATTCAGACCTAAGAGAAATTATAAGAGTTGAAAAAGAAACTCGCAGCGGTCAGTATATTTGTAATTGTCCATATTGCGGAAAGGCTATGCACTTTTATATAGATAAAAGAACGCAGCTTTGGGATTGTAAGAAATGCGGAAATACAGGTAACATTTATAAACTTTTAGTACATCTTGATAAAACATATCTTATAGGAGATAAGAGCGTTGAGTTTACAGACAAGATTAAAAGTATAAGACAGCTTTCAGATGCAGATAGCGAAACAGAAGAACTTGAAGAATTACCAGTAAAGCGTATGCCTTATGGATATAGAGTTGATTTGAGCAATAAGTATCTAAAAGAACGTGGAGTCACTAAAGATCTTATAAAGAGATATAAAATTGGCGTTTGTAATCTAAGTGAAAAATTTAAGAATTACATTTTAGCACCAATATACGATGATGGAAAAATAAGAGGGTATTTGGGAAGATATGCAGCTAAGAAAGTGCCAGATGGTAAGCTAAGATATAATAATAGTATAGGTACGGATTTTGCCAGATTATTATATGGATATGACGATATAATTAAAGATGAAACTAAAACTGTAATAATTACAGAGGGCATATTTGACAAGTTATCCTGCGATAGACACTTGAGACTTTTTGATGAAAATGGAGTTCGATGCGTTAGTACATTCGGAAAGAAAATATCAAAATATCAGATAGATAAACTTATAGATAAACACGTCAAGAACGTAATAATATCTTGGGATTTTGATGCTATAAAGGAAATAAAGAAAGTTGGAAGAGAATTAAAGTATTATTTCAATATATTTGTATGCGTAGCAACTAAGGCAAAGGATATTGGAGATTGTAATGAAAAAGAAATTATAGAAATTTTCTCCAATCCTAAACCTATCGATGAATTTTTATTTGATATGGTTGGTAAGATAAAGAAATAACTTTAATAAATATAGTATATATGTTTAGTCAAATTATTAGGATAATTAATAATGGAATTACGTCTTTATTCTATAATATAGACGGAGAGAAGAACTCAATATTTAAGATTTGCATTTCATTCATTATTCCGCTTATTGTAGCTATATATTTTAAGAATAGAGATATAAGTGGCGTTATAGACATATTGATAAATTGTATAAGTATTTTAACAGTATTAGTATTTAGTGTATTATTTATAGTTCCAGATAAGTTATCGCAAAGAATAAAATATTTACAGGAAAAAGAGGATGATGGTAAAAATAACTACCTGATTAGATTCTTAAACTTCTCAAAAATTTTCGTGAAGCAAGTTTCATTTATTATCGTACTTTGTATGGTATTGATAGTATTGCTAATATTACAGAAAATACAAACTTGTTCAATACTTGTTTTTGCAAATTCTTTTTTATTTACTGTTCTGATAATGTATTTACTTTTAATTTTGTCAAATATGTATGTATTATTAATGGACGATATTAACAAAAGTGATAAAGATATAAAATAGGTCGTTCTATCGATTTTTCAATCCTTAATAAGCGATTGAGGAATTTTTCATTTAATCAGATATTATCTGTAAAAGTATAATAGAGAATTTTATGAGTAATAGAAATTTATCTGTTGCAGAGTATTTTATTCAGATACAAAAAGAGTATCTGATTAATATTTTTCGTAGTAAGATATATATAAATTCCAAGGACAAGGCATATTGGAAGAAAGTGGTTGAATTTAAGAAAGAGAAAATTGAAGCCATTTCTCTGCGTAATAGTCTAAAGAGTATTTTGAACGATAAATATAAGTATCGTGAATTTTACGATGAATTATTTGATGAAAATAATAAGCCTAAGTTTGAATTAACAGAAACAGATTTAGAAAATTATTATTCCATAGGTAGCGAGTTTTCATATATGGGAGAAATCTTTTATTTAAGAAAGGTATATGATGATAAGGTAACCATAGAAAACATTATTTCAGGAGAGTTAGTGGAAACTGTCAAAAACGATATAATTCGTATCGTTTAATGATGAAATAACAAGTAAAACTACCATTAAAAGTTAATTTAATTAAAATTTCCAAACTTTTTTGGAGAAAAATTTTGCCGTTTTCTGAAAAGTTCGTAACTTCGCTGTAGAAATGTAAATATAACGAATATGAACGCTAATAAGAAAACATCAGAACGCTTGTATGAAAAGTATGAGTATTTGGCTAAAAAACACGCTGCAAAGATTTATTCATACGAAGAATTATCTTATGAGTACGAAGATTTAATTCAAGAGTTTAAAATAAAGATTTTTACATCCATAAAAGCCTATGGACGTAGGTATCTTAAATATAAGAGAGGTGAAGCCGCTAAACCAGTACCTATTAAATATTATTTAGAAGCAGCTTGCTCGAATAAGGCTCGTGATTTCATGAAGTATATTAGTCGTGAAAATCATAAGCTAAGAATAGATGATGTTAATTATGATTTTGGTGTAAGTTCTGAAACTGAAATAAACGCTAATGAAAATCGATTTATTGTTAATGGAGTAGATTTATTGGAGGGTTTGCATGGAAAAGAGCGTTCAATATTTTCTCTATTTTTACGAGGTTACAAGATGAGTTTTCTCAACAGAGTTTATTTTAGCAATAAACAAGAAATAAAAAAACGAAAGGAAATCATAGATAGCGGTGATACTCCATTTGGTCCAGCTGATATTATAGAAATGCAGCGAAATCGAATAATAGCTAAGTATGGAAATGACTTACTAAGGAGCAATCAAACTTATGTTACTTATAGTTTTAATGAAGATTAGTTTATTTGAAATATTGTTAAATTTTTAATTGTAAATTATTATGGCAAAAAAATTGTCTGACCAAATGGTCAAGCGTATGAAGACTGTAGGCATCAGTGCTAAAACTGAAGAAGAAGCACGCAAGAAGTTACTCGCATTCTTGGAGAAGCAAGGAATTGAGGGCATGGAAGAAGAAGATACAGACAGTTTAATTGAAATGGCAGAAAGTTTCGGTGATGACGATGAAGTCGTAAATGAAGCAGAGCAAGATGCTGAAGACCTTGCTAACGAAGCAGAGCAAGAAGAAGATGACGATGATGAAGAGGAGCCTGAAGACGATGAAGAACCAGAGGACGATGACGATGAAGAACCAGAGGCAGAAGAGAAACCTAAAAAGGCTGCTAATAAATCATCTGTAAATAAAGCGGAAAAGAAACCAGAGGATAAGAAACCTGCCGAAAAGAAGAAGAATTTGACACGTGGCGTCAAGATTAATCCTAAAGCAAATAGCGAGGATAGAAAGATGTTCAAGGTGTTTCATGAGCTTTTTCCTACTGATCAGTATAATTATTGCTGGGTAAGTAATTGCGGCGTGAATATCAAGAATAAAGGCACAAACTCAAATCGTTCACTCGTGCTACTTGAGAATTTCACCGCTAAGGAAGTTGGCGGCAAGGAGATTGTTACATGTAACTTATATTTCTCAATTCTTAACAATAAAGAAGATGTTCTCAATGATAAGGGTATCGAGTTTGAGAATTGCTGGAACGGAACCCCATTCATTAAAAATCTTACTGTAGAAGAAGCAATCGAAACTATCAAAGAAGTTTACGATGATATTACAGGATTAGTTAGCAAGGCTGATAAAAAGCTTGGCGAAAATCGTAAGAAAATGGAAGAAAGTTTGAAGAAGTCTGAGAAGAAAGCTGTTAAAGCTAAGAAGTAACAAGTTCAAATTTGGGGAATAAAGAATAGGGGTTTTTCAACCCCTATTTTCGTTTATCGCCGCATCGTTATATATAATAAATATATAATACAATAATGTTATTTTATGGAGAATAATTTAGATTTTAAGAAGTGCTTCATTCCAGATTTGGGGGTTATTCGTAATGATAATTTCTCAGAGGCATATCCATTCGTTAATAAGTTTATGATGGAAACAGAACCTTGGAGTGATAGTCGTGATGGTAAAGTAAAAGAGATGTTAAACGTAAAGACTATGATTGATAATCCATATCGTAGAATTTGCGGAGGATACAACAGAAATATCAATATTTTTTTCTTACTTGCTGAAGCAATGTGGATTTTCGTAGGCAGAAAGGATGTTGAATTTCTTACTATGTTTAATAAGAACATGGAGAACTTCAGCGATGACGGAAAAACCTTTCATGCGCCATATGGTTTTCGTTTACGTCATTGGGGTATTGCGTCTGAAGATAAATTTTTGGAAGAGAATTTACACGCTGCTCAAGGATATGATCAGATAGCGGATGCTATTAAGATTTTTGCTCAAAACCCTAACACCCGTCAAGTTGTATTATCTATTTGGAATGCTGATTTAGACCTTGGAGCAAAAACTAAGGATATTCCATGTAACGATATGGTGATGTTAAAAATCAGAAATGGGAAGTTGATAACTACAATTCAAAATCGTAGTAATGATTTACATTGGGGTTTACCAACTAATATTTTCCAATTCAGTTTCTTGACTGAAATGATAGCTGCTTGTTTAGATGTAGAATTAGGAACTCAAACTCATAATTCGCAAAGTCTTCATATTTACGAGTGGAATAATATCGCAAAAGAAATGCTACAGTCATTAGAGAATAACGGCATGGGTAACGATTTATATCACGTAGCAAGCGAACGCAAGATAGACTTTAATTTCTCTCATGAAGTTGCGTCTAATAGATTAAGAGAAATCGATTATCATTTGAACGTAATTATATCTAATTTATTGTCTGTTCATAATGGTAAGGAGGATAACGAAAGTGAAATCCAAGCATTAGAAAGCTTTTCTAAGTATCTGTACTATACTTACCAGTATCTAAAGATTTATTTGGAATACAAGGCAGCGTTGACCATTAGCAAGGAATTAAAGAGTAAACACGCTGAAGATGCTATGTCTAAGATAGATGACGTTACTGATAAGTCTATTGTAGGGGATGATTGGGACGTTATGATCATGGCTAAGAATTTCTTTGCCCGCAAAATAGATGGGTATATGACGAATAATAATGGTAGTATTTTAGGAACGCTATAATATGGATGTAAGTCTTAAAAAGTGGATAGAAGATAACAAATTAACCGCATCTAACTACACTAATAATAGTGGGTTAGATGTAGTTAAAGTTGAAGAGTTTGGGGAGTTATTGTATATCCATGCATTTGACGGCAATATAATAGACGAAGATTTTGGATTTATACTATCAGATGAAGAGTTCGATGCGTTAGATAAGGGCGAATTTCAATATATTCTTTTTGAATTTGGAAAGAAGTTCTATTATTCAGGCTTGAAAAAAGATAGAAATAAATATAACGAGATTATATACAAGCCAGAGTTCAATGATTTTAAGTATATAGGTAAATGCTCTGAAGAACCTGTGTTACCTTATGTGCCGTTAGGAATTCACGATGAATACGAACTTATGAATGGTAGCGGAAGTTGTTCGTTATGGGCACGAAAAGCTAAGTTTTTAGGGTTCAACACTCTTGGTGTTTGTAATAAGAATACCCTTGCTGATGTTATGGCGTTTAACGATGCTTGCAGTAAATTTAAGCTCAAGCCTATATTCGGTGAAACAATAACTATTGCGTATAATTACGATAAAGATAAGGACATTCAAGAAACGTTTGATTTGAAGCTTTATGTTAAAAATCAAGATGGTTGGGTAAATCTATTATTTATATCTAAGATGATAAATGTAGATTATGATAAGTTTGTACCATTCGAAGAACTTTCAGCGCATTCATCTGGACTTATAGCAGTAATACCAAAAGAGAGTTACTTCAACTACCTTATAGATAGGGAGGAGTATGAAAATGCTAAATCGGTTTTGAAATCTCATAAAAAAGTTTTCGATGAAATATATTATCAGATAGATACATTAGAATATCAGTCTAAGACTTTATTCAAAAAACATCTTAATCAGATAGATCAATATATAATGAAATATAGGAAAATTGTAAAACCTGTACTAATTAATGATAGCTATTATCTTGATGAAGAAGAATTGGGTATAAAAGGACTTTTGAATAAGGTAAATGGAAAGGCTTTACCAGAGGCAAGAGATCAATATTTTAAATCGGTAAACGATACGATAAACAGTTATTCAGATTGGTTAGATGAAGTTGAACCGCTATTCCAAGTTATCGTAGATGGAATAAATAATAGCGTAACAATATCAGATAGTATAGATTTTCAATTAGATGTTTCAGAACGAAAGATACCTGCTTTTGAGGTAGATAGCGTTGAAGATAAGTTCTTTGAAGTTTTACAAGATGGAATACAGAAAAGACTTGTAGGAAAGGTTGAAAACATAGACGAATATTATGATAGGATTGAAACAGAGTGCGAATTGATAGTTCCAAATGACCTATGTTCTTATTTCCTTATTCTTTGGGATATAGTAAACTGGTGCGAGAAAGAAAATATTATGGTTGGCCCAGGACGAGGTTCAGTGTGCGGTAGTTTAGTAGCGTATTGTATGGGTATAACCCAGATAGATCCTATTCCATATAATTTATATTTCGAGAGATTTTTGAACAAAAGTCGTGTTGAAGCGCATCACGCTTTTCATCTTATAATGGATGATGGTAGCGAATTAGAATTTCACGATGGAGATAGAATACCATTAGTGGGCGGTAAGGAGATAGAGGCAAGCGAGGACGTTGATTGGAATAATATTGATATAGATATTAAGTCCATCGTTAAATAAATTTGTATATGAGAGTTAAATCATTAAAAGTAAGAAAATTCTACACCGATATGCCAGACATCGATACGGATTTTGAGACATTCGGTCGTGACAAGGTGAAAGAATATATTTCACAAAAGTATGGTAAAAACTACAGTTGCTCTGTAGGTAGTTATACGAAGATGAAGTTGAAGACTTGTATAAAAGACTTCGCTAAAGTTAAAGGAATACCATTTGACTTAACAAATAAGATAACTAAAGATATAGATGACCAGATAGAGTACACTTGGGGTGATTTAATTGAATATGCTTCAAAGTCTAAGCTATTATATAAGTTTGTACAAGACAATCCTGATATAGTACATATGTCTAAGTATGCAATGATGGTACCAAAGGCAGAGAGTATCCATCCATCAGCTTATATTATAGTTCCAAAACATAATCAAGATGGCAAAAAAACAGATTTATTCAATCTTATGCCTGTAAAGAAGATTGATGGAGTATTAGTAAGCGAATGGGAGGGAAAGTACACTGAAGCTGGATTATTTCTAAAGGAGGATATTTTAGGACTTTCGCAGCTTGATAAATTCCATGGTATAATAAACTTAATAAAGAAGAATTACGGCAAGGATATAATTTTGAATGATATTAAGTTTGATGATGCTGAAGTATTTAAGTATTTTTGTAGAGGATGGTGTGAGGACGTATTCCAGTTTGGTACTACAGGACTTATGGGTTATTGTCGTCAAGTAAAACCAACTCAACTTTCAGACCTTATAGCTATGACAGCGTTATTTCGTCCTGGGCCAATGGAGAGTAATGCTCATCAAGATTTTGCTGATATTAAGAATGGTAAGAAAAAACCTAAGTATGATTATGGAATAAAGAATATTACAGAAGAAACTTATTCGCTATTGGTATATCAGGAGCAAATGATGTCCATAATTCATCAACTTGGCGGTTTAAGTCTTATTGAGGCTGAAAATGCCCGTAAGTATATCAAGAAGAAGAAACATAAGGAACTTAATGAACTTGGAGATAGATTTATAGCAGGTGCTATTAAAAACGGATGTCCTGAAAAAGAAGCTCATATTATTTGGGATAAGATGAACGCTTTCAGTTCGTATTCTTTTAATAAATCCCATGCTGCCGCTTATTCTGTTATTAGTTATTATAGTATGTGGTTCAAAGTGAACTATCCATTAGAGTTTTGGACAATATCTTTACAGGAGGCAGCTGAAAGTGAGATACCATATCGATTAGCGGAAATGAAAAAGACTGGTGTTGAAATAGAAGTTCGTCCACCTGATATAAATTATTCTGGAGAAAAGTTTTCTTGTGATCCTGAAAATAATCGTATATTCTACAATCTGAATAAAATTAAAGGATGCGGCGATGTAGCGGTACGAAATATCGTTGAAACGAGAGATAAGGATGGCGAATTTTTTGATTTAGAAGAATTTGTAAAACGAGTACCGAGTAAGGTAAATAAAAGCAATATAAAAAGCCTTATAATATCAGGAGCATTCGATTTAGTAGAAGATTTGAGTGAGCCGAGAGATAGAAAGGAACTGCTAAGAAAGTTTTTGGTAAATATTAAGGGCGATGAGGATTTGCCTGAAGAGTATAAGACAGCCGACAGCTTTACTAATGCTTTTTGGATTATGGAGCAAAAACGACTTACTGGGTTTGGCGAAATAGATTATGAAACGCTTGTTCGTGATTCAATACCTAATAAGCGATTTGCTAAGATGTTAGTGAACGATGTAGAGTTTTTAGGCGCACGAGAGGGTGAATCAGTATCAGTCGCTGGTAAATTTATTTATTATCGAGAGAGAGCAATTAAGAGCGGTGTTATGGGCAGTCTTCAAATAGATTGTAATAATACGATTATAAATATCACTATGTGGCCAGATGCTTATGAAATATATCGTAATGAAATAGAAGATTATAAAAATGGTATAATAGCGGTTAGTGGAATTGTTAAAAAAGATAAATTCAAGGGCGTGAAGACGCTGTATAGCTGCGACAGTACAAAGTTATACTTAATAAGTCAACGGAACATGAAGAAAAATGTATTTGAAAAGAAATACGGAAACGTTGATCATAAATAGAATTGTAATCAAAAATCGTATAAAATTATGTTAGAAAAAATTTTTAATGGCGAGTATCTAAAGCGACTTGATAATATTAAACAGTGGCAGGAGATTGACGTGTTTAATAAAGAGAGCGTTGCTCAACATTCTTATAAAGTATCAATCTTTTGTAGAGTATTGCTTGAAGATATATTTGGCGGAAATACTAAAAAGGAGATATTAAAATTCAAACTCGATTGTATTACTTATGCTATGCTTCACGATTGGGATGAAGCTTTGATATTGAGAGATATTTCTCATTGTATAAAGTATAATGCGTATAATGGAGAAGAAATCAGAAATAGTCTAAATCATCTTACCAGTCATCTTGTAGAAAAAGAATTTGGCGGTAAAGACGATAGTTCTATAATGTTGCGTAATTTCATTTCTGAACCTGAAACGCTTGTGAAGAAGTTTGTAAAATTATGCGATTGGTTAGCGTTAGAGTTTTACGTTGAGCGTGAGATTGAATTTGGTAATAAACGTTTTGAATGTACAAGAGATTATTGCTTAGAGAATATCTGTAAATCAGCTAAAGTCGTTAAAGATGCTATTTTAGATAGGAAAAATCTTGTAGCTAATTATGAGCCATTAGATACGCTGATTGAGTACGGAATTTAGAAATATTGTAGAATTAAAAGGTAAGAAACTTTTAATAAAATTAGATAAAAATGGGAAATAGTAGTTTTGATTCAAAAAAAATTTCTGATAAACTTTCGGAAATAAATGAAAAAGAGCCTGAAATGGCTATGGCGTTAGGAATGCTTGTAAACCATGTTCATGGAACTTATAGCGATAAGTATGCTAAGGGTGTCGATAACGGCATAGATACTAAAGCGATGCTGTATAGCAAGGATAACGGCAGAGGAATAAACCAGTATCAGATAGCACGTTATCTTCAGAGATATACAACGAATGGTAGCCGTAAAAGCGGACTTTTGATAGATTTGTTTAAGATGTGTCATTATGCTCTGTTTGAGACTATAAGAAGAATTAAGAACAATGAATTAGATAGCACTGAACCAAAGGTATGAGTAAGAAAATAATCACAATCGGAGAAGATACCTACAAACTATTATTTGATGAGTTTGAAGATGGTATTGATTTAGACAACTTATTGAAGATTGATTATTCGAATCTTATTGGAGAGATAGTGACGTTTCCAATCATAGTAAATAAGTTCGGTCTACTTTTAGCAGACGCAGAAAGTCAAGTTTCAGAAGTGAAATTAAGCGTTGATGTTTATGAGAGTAAGGCAAAAGAAAGATTGAAAATAAAGTTACAAGAGGAAAATGGCGGTAAAAATCCAACTGTCGATTCGCTAAATTCTGCTGTTATGCAAGATAAGGGATATCAAGCGATGAAACGAAAACTTATCGAAGTGCAAAAAATAAGAGATTATATCAATTCAGCATTTTGGTCAGCTAAAGATAAATCGGAAAAGCTATCGAAGTTATCACTGACAGTTCAAAATGGAGAAATACCAGAAGAAATGCTACAAGGTAAAATAAATAACATAGTTATAAAGAAAGTAAGAAGAACAATAGAATAAAGTAATAATTTAACAATTAAAAATTATGGCAAAAGAAAATTCATTGCGTTCGCAATTCAAAGCATCTTCAATTAAGAATTTGAAGAAAGAGGCAGACGAAGATGATCGCATGGTCGGTGTAAGTTCAAACGAGTATTTGAACTTGGAGGACGGCAAAACTGTTAAGATTAGAATTTTTCCTGCACATCCAGGATTAAATTCATTCTACATTCGTAAAAAGTCTTATTGGATGAATTTTGAGGGTAGTGATGGTCAAATACATCGTGGTCAAGTTCTTGATTCAATCATCCATGGAGGAACTAAGATGGATATTGTTCAGGAGTATGTCAAGATGGCTAAGAAGAAGTGCGCTAAGGACGAAGAAAAGATTGAGGCTTTAGTAGGCACTGGAATGAAGTCGAACTCTCTCAATCCATCTTATACTTGGCTTTGTTATGCTGATAAAGTAGATGGCGATAATGAGCTAAAAGCTAAGTTATGGGAGTTTAAAAAGATGGTACGTGACGGTCTTAACAAACTCACTTTCAGCGAGGATGAAGACGATGTTATTGAAACAGACCCATTCACAGACCCAGATGAGGGATTGATGGTATGTGTAACATATCGTAAAAATCCAAATCGTAAAAAGGGTGAAAACTATTATGAAGTTGATTTTGGTAAGAAACCTAAAGCACGTCCGCTTACTGACGATGAGTTGAATTATTTCGCAGCTTTGAAACCATTGAACGAAGTTCTTTCACGTTATGGAATAAAAGAATTTGAGAGAGCGTTATCAGGCTTACAAACTTTCGACGAAGATAATGAAATTGGACTTTTCGACGATGATGATTGGTTGGAGAAAGTTGAGGAAATTAAGGCTCAATACGATGGCGATGAAGAAGATGAGGAGCCTAAGAAAAAAGCTACTAAGAAAGTTGTCAAAAAGGTAGAAGAAGACGATGACGATGATGACGAAGAGCCAGAAGAAACCTCATCTGACGAGGAAGAAGAACCAGAGGAAACTAATGGCGATGAGTTTGACGACATGGATAGAAAGGAACTGAAAAAATATATCAAGGATAATGAGCTTGATATTACAGTAAAGAAGTCTATGGAAGATGACGACATCCGTGAAGCTATTAGAGCAGTCGAGAAATCTTCTGATGAGGAAACTAAGGAAGAAGATGACGATGATGATGCGGATGACGAAGAGTCAGAAGAACCTAAGTCAAAAGTTACGCTTGACGAAATTCGTAAGAGATTGAAGAAATAATTTTATACGATTATGATTGTAAGCCAGTGTCGTCTTATTAAGTTAGGATTGGATGCTGGCTTATTTATTAAATATAGAAGATTATGGGAATTATAGATAAGCTTGTAAAGAAATTTGATTCGGATAATATAATAAAGTTTTCTGAAAAAGATAATTTCAAAGAGATGAAATCGTGGGCTCATACGGGTTCACCTACATTAGATTTTAATTTAGGCACGTTTGGACTACCCACGGGCATCGTGGAGATAGCTGGTGTTAGTAGAGGTGGTAAGACTACATTAGCTTTGGAAGCAATGAAGTCTTTCCAGAGAGAGAATAAGGAAAATGGAATTTGCGTGATATTATCTTCTGAAAATAGAGATAATAAGGACTACGCTCAATGTATAGGTATTGATGTGTCTAACGTGTTGATTGTTAAAATATCGTTCGTAGAAGAAATGTTTTTAATGGTTAAGCAGATTATAGACAGCACTATTGAAGAATTTAAGGATTCAAAAATTAAAGAGCAGCCTAAATTCTTTTTTATGTGGGATAGTCTTGGAGCAACTCTATCTTTATCTGAGAAAAATACTGCCGATGAAAATAATAAGAATTTCGCTAAGAAATTAGAAAAGGGCGAGTTACTCACAGAATTGAAAAATGATAAAATTGGTTCATTCGCCAAGGAAGCAAAGAAGTTCGCCAAGTACATGCTATCAGAAATGTACGATAAGATTATTCACTTTGTGATTTTAAATCATACTTATGATACGATAACAGGAATGGGCGTATCAACTAAAAAATCTACTGGCGGAGAGTGGGTTCAGTATCTTCCAACAATTCGTCTTCAAATATCATTAAGAGGTATGGAGAGATTAGATGATGAAGAAGTTGCTCAAATATCTCAAGTCAAAGTCGTAAAGAATGATTTTGGAAGTAGAAAGAAAACTGATATAAGGATATTACTTGGTTATGGTATTATACTATCTCAGGAAGATATAGATTATGCTCTAGAAACAGGAATATTGAAAAAAGAGGGTGTTAAAAAAGTGTCTTTTATGAATGGCAAACTTGCTTGGAGTTCACCGAGAGAATTTTTCAAATTGTATTATTCGCATAATAAGTTATTAAAAGTTCTTCACGCTAAGATTAAATCTTCAATGCAAAAAGACTTAATTGCTTTGAAGAAATCGTATCTTGATGGAGTAGAGGATAATGAAGATTAGAATTGATCATGATAATACGAAATAGTATATTACCAATAAAGGGATTTAAGTGTATAAATCTTTTCGGCATTCTTTTTGTAAGAAAGGAGTGTAATATGAGTCGTTATGATATAAATCACGAAAGGATACATACTAGACAGATGTTAGAAATGCTTGTATTACCATTTTACATTTGGTACTGCGTCGAGTTTTTATTAAAATTGGTATTTATATATCGAGATAGTAAAAAGGCTTATAGAGCAGTTTCTTTTGAGCGTGAAGCGTATAATAATCAATGTAATCTAAATTACTTAAAGGAAAGAAAACGTTTTGCTTGGCTCTTATCCATTGATTAGCAAAGTTATTCAATTTGTTAAGTTGAATTTTATTATAATTAAGTAATGAAAAAAGCGATAGCTGTATTAGTTAATGATGTACACTTGGATAAATCTAACGGAGATTTGGTAAAAGATATTTTTCGTCAGATTATCCAAGTGTGTAAAGATTTTAAGACTGATCGTATAATATGCGGTGGCGATGTATTCACTAATCGTAGTGCCCAACCAATGATCTGCCTTACGGATTGGAAAGAAATTCTTGATATGTTAAGAAAGGCGAAAGTTTACTTGGATGTGATTCCAGGAAATCATGACAAAACTGACCCTGATGATGAACGTAGCTATTTAGATGTCTATTCATATCCAGAAGTTATTTTACATAGAAAGGGAGAAAGTTGTATTATCGGAGGACACGTGTTTGTATTCATTCCATATTTCACCGATGAGAAATGGCTTGAAGAATTTAAAAAAGCGGATGGAATAAGAGAATCGCAATTTGCTGAGGGGGATGCAGATGAGGATGCTTGTTCATTTCTTATAACGCATAGCGGTTTTGATGGAGTTACGAATAATGATGGTAGCAAGGTATCGTCTATTATAAAGCCGTCAATGTTTTCAAATTATACAAAAGTTTTAATCGGACATTATCATAACGCATCGAAACTGGGAGATAACGTATATTATACAGGTTCAGCGTATCAAGGGAATTATGGAGAAACGATTAAGGATAAAGGGTTTACTGTAATTTTCGATAATGGAACTATTCAAAATATTCATAGTCGTTTTCCGCAGTATATTAAAGAAGTTGTCGATGTAAACGATAATGAAGCTGTTAAGAAGATTATTGAGAAGTATAAAGACGATAATCAAAATCACGTTCGTATAGTATTCAAAGGCAAAAAAGTGGATATACAGAAAATCAATGTTGCTGAAATATCTAAGTACGGCATTGATACTAAGTTTGAGAGCATAGAGGAAAATGAAGCAGTCGATAATTCTACCACTGAAGATGCTTTATGTTATGATAAGAAATCTATAATGAAAGACTTTATAAAGTTCTGTTCTGAGAATAATATAAAGGGTAATAATTTGAAATATGGTATGAACCTTATAAAAGAATTATAATATGTGGCGTCCAATAAAAATAGAGTTTTTTAATCTTTTTGCTCACGAGCATACAGCGTATTCGTTTAACAATGGAGTATGTACAGTAATTTTCGGAGAAAATCTTGACGCAGAAGATTGCGAAAATAATGGTGCTGGTAAAAGTACGATTTTTGAGGCAATAGCGATAGCGTTGACCAATAAATCATTAAGAGATTTAGATAAGGAAGTTTTCATAAATCGAGAAGCAGAGAATTGCGAAATATTATTTGAGCTTAAGAATGATGTTTTGAATAAGTCTATGAAAATAGTACGAAAGTTCTTCAGAGGAAGCAAGTCTGCTAAAATACAGATTTATGAAAATGATAAGCTTAATAGTCAATTAACATCAGTCAATGAAGCCAATAAATATATATTTAGCGAAATCGGTATAAGTCGTGAGGATCTGTTAAGATATTACATCATAAGTCAAGATAATGGATATACATTTTTTACCGCTGGCGATGTAGAAAAGAAAGATGTTTTAAATAGAATTACATCTGCAGACATGATCAATCCTATTATGGAGAAGTTGCAAGTTAAGAAAAAAGAATGTAATTCAAATTTAGCGGAGGTTAATTCAAAACTGAACGATCTTTCAGTCAGAATGGCGTTCATTAAAGAGCAGATCGTTCAGAATAATTCTATTGGCGATGATTATGAAATAAAGAATAAAAAAGAGCGTATTGAAACAATAGAATCTGAAATAAAGGATTTTGAATCAAGAAGTAAAAAATTAAGCGATAACATAAGCAAAGTTGAAAAACTTATTTCGCAATCTGAAACCACTCTTGTGTCAGTAGATGATTTAAAAGAAAAGCGGAAGAAGTTGAAAAAGAGTATTGAAAATATAGATAATGATATAGATGACTCAAAATCTATTATTCGCAAATTATCTAATGAAATAGATGGAGTTCTTGAATGCCCTAATTGTCATACTAAGTTTATCAAAGATAGCGAATTTGAATTGAGTTACGATGATAGTATAAAGATGAAGAAAGAAACTGAAACCATCTTATCAGAACTTAATGAGAAAATAGCTTTGAAGAGATCTAAGCTTAAAAATCTTAATGAGAAAATATCTGAAGCTGAAATTTCGTTGGAGCAAGTCGATAATTACCGAAGTGATAAGAAGTCTTATGAGCGTAAGTTAAAGGCATTACAAGATCAAATAAATGATGGTAAGAGCAATATAAAGAAACTTTCTGAAGATATAGAAAAGATACGAAAAGAAAGCAAATCAGAAAAGATACGAAAAGAACTGGAATTAAAGAAGAGTAAACTTGAAGCTAAAGAATTAGAACTTGAGAAAGAAGTAGAGAATATCAATAACGAATTGTCTATGATAGATTATTGGATTTATTACATGGGCAAAAATGGATTTACTACCTATCTTGCTAATAGAGCTGTAAGTATCATTGAGGGTATTACGAATTCATATTTAAGAAAGTTTCATTCTAATCTTTCAGTAGAAATTAATGGATATAAGATATTGAAAGATGGTTCAGTGAGAGAAAAGATAGATGTTAGAGTATTAGACAGCGGTATAAGCTCAACTGTGTTTATGGGATGTAGCGGAGGTGAGCGAGGTCGTGTTTCATTAGCAGGCGTATTAGGCATTCAACATCTTATAAATTTATCACTTGACGGACGTGGCCTTGACTTACTACTTTTAGATGAAACATTCCATGGAGTTGATTCCAGAGGTCAAGAAAATATGATAAAGATATTAGAAAATATCGGCTGTACAATCCTGATGATAACGCAGAACGTATCTTCAGAATTTAATTCTAACAATAAAATACTGATAAGAAAAGAGGATGGTGTAGCAAAAATAATAG